TGAAGTCTATCTGTAGAACGTACCAGAATATCAAACGCTCAAACGCGGCGTTATGCGCCCGTATCTGACCCGTGAAGTTGCGAACGTTGTCAGGAAACGGCATATCAGGCGTCCATGTCTGCACGTTACCATCATCAAAGGCGTAGCACATACACAGCACGTCAGTGGTCAAATCTTGCGCGTAATTGTAAACGCCGTGCTTAGGCAGGTCACATTCGCTCTTTGTTTCAAAATCGATATAAAGTATAGGCATTAAAACACCTCACAAGATTCAGAACACGCGCCTGCTGAGTCTAAATCTTCATCATGATTATTTTTTAACAATAGAGAAGTCATGTACCCTGAAGTTTCTCCACCGCTAAAACTTATTAAAAGTCTGTCTTTTTTATTTATAGTCATAAAAAAAGGCAGCCTTTCAGCCGCCCTTCTCCTTATCGGTTATGCGCGTCTGCGGCGGGTGGCAGGCGCGACATCTTCGATGACTTCTTGGGGGGTGTCTTCAGTAGCAGGTTCACCGTCAAGGCTAATCCACTCCACGATGTCAAACATCGGCGTGTAGATTCGCCCGTAGGCTTTGTGCTGATAGTGTTCTTTACCAAGAGATACAACTGCAACAGGTTTAGTTTGGTCTGATTCTACCTGATTAGCGATATTGACTGCTAATGTTTGCACCGCACGTTTACCGCCCACGCTGGTGACTGTGTAGCGTACTTCTTCACCTTTGTCTTCGCCATCAATACATTTAAGCGAAAATCCCACTTGTGTTTCCCAGCCGCGTTTAGCGGCGGCAGGCGCAGGTTCAACTTGCGGCAATGGCTCAGTTACGCTGACCATTTTCTCACCTAATACTTCACCTTCACCCCACGCAATAAAACCGTGCGTGAAACTAAAAGGGTTAACTGCCCACACGCTATCGTTGTCCACTTCAGTTTCAGACGCGCCATATACCCAATGACCTGTTCTATCCATTTTAAGGATAGTCACGCCACCAGAAGTATTGGTGTCAGTCTGAATGTTACGAAGTGCAGATGAAATTGAATTTACGGCTGGAAGGTTGGCATTGCCAAATACTGTTAGATTAGACATTTTAGTTTCCTATAGTTTATTGAGGGCGTTTGTTAATTGTTGCCCGATTAATAAGACAGTAGGGCGCGGGTCAGATTCGTGCGCCATCGTACTGCCAGAAGATACCACTGCGACAACATCATCCGGCATGGGCAGTTTCAGAGCCTTTAATTTCTTCTCTGCCTGTGCCGGCGAAACTAATTTGGAATCGTAGATGTCATCATTTGTCAGACCAAGAGCCAAAAGCGACTCTACCGCTTCTGATTCATTAGTCCATTTTCTTGTCCCCCGCTTTGCAACAAGTTTGTAGTTAGGGACTGGTTTGCCCGCTTCAAGCATTTGAAACGCTAATGCTCTCAAATCGGTAATCCATTGTTCCAGAATTTCCGCTTGTTGTAAATAGTTTGCAATAGATTCTGCATCAATATTATCGAGCGTTGCCTTCAGCGCCCTATCTACCTCACCTGTCATTAACGGACAAGTTGGTTTAGCCGCGCACCACTTGCAGTGTTTGCCACTGGCTAATGGCGCATTAGGTGTTTCAGACAAATCGATAGCTTTCTTAAGCGTTTTCTCAAACTCACGAATGCGTTTAGCAGTAGTTTTCCAGCGCTTAACAGACGGGGGTTGAACAATCACAAGTTCAATAGACGCCGCGCCATCAAACACCCATTCTAACCCTTTTGTGCGCATAGCGGCGGCGGCGTAGAACATGAGCTGCTCGTTCTCCTCTACTTCTACACTAACACCACTGCCAAATTTCCAGTCAAGAATAACAGCGCGGTCCCCAAGTCTACCGATAAGGTCAACACTACCAAACACGTCAGGCAAGAAATCACCGTAGCTTACATTAGCTTCAACGGTAAACTCCATCGATTTAGAAGGGTCAATTTCATCAAGCGCCGCCAGCGCCGGTTCAATCTTTTCCTTTGCCAACTCAGTCGTCATATCAATACCTGCATACGACAAACTGTAAATGTTAAAGTTATCCTCAGTGAGTAGTTTTTCCATTGCAAGGTGGCAAAGCGTCCCTTCATCGGCATACGATGATGATGGTTTAGGTGGCATTTGTTGCACCAGCTTAACACTGGCAGGACACGCGATAACACGTTTGGCGGTGCTACCGCCGGCGATACTTGAGTGGCTCATTTTTTATCTTCCTTTACTTTTAGCGTATGTAGTTCACCAATTCTAGCGGCATTCATTAGCCACGCTAATTGGCGCAATAACCCTTGTTGTTGTTTTATATATTGCTCTGCGGTCATAACTCAACTTCTCCCATATTTAACATATTACAAGCAAGTCTTGCTTGTTCTTCTGTTTTAAAACAAGGTGTAACAAAACTTTTATGTATTGCGGATAAATCCCATACGTTTTCAAAAGCGTTGTAAACAAGAAAATATTTAGGGGTGTTACTAGATTTCCAATCCATCACATCGTCCCCACACAACCCATCCCTCAATGCTAATAATCTATTAAACCTGCGCATTTCAACTAATGCACGTTCGGCTTGTTGTCGTGTTGGGCGTTCCACTCCAAATTCTTTATGTGGAGTATCACTGCTGCCAACTGCTTCAGACACCCTCCCATTACTCTGAATAAAAAAGTTCCCACCTTTAGGTTGCCACTTTACTGGTTCAGCAACACCATTAACAGGTTGAATCAGTTGTTCTAGTGCCCTAACTCTATTCTGTAAAACTTCAATTGTTTTTTCATAATCGTTCATAAATCACCTCTAATTGTTTAATGAGATTGCAGTATATCAAAAAAAGTTTGCAAAGAAAAGTTTGCAGTGATAAACTTTAGCCATGTTAGAAAAAGACGTTGAAAAATATTTAATAAAAGTCGTCAAAGAGCTTGGCGGCAAATCATATAAGTTCACCTCCCCTGCTTGTCGGGGAGTGGCAGATAGAATCGTGTGCCTACCTAATGGCAGTACATGGTTTATTGAGCTTAAAACCGCAGGTGGCAGTCTGTCAGCACTGCAAAAAGTCTTTGCATCAGATATGAGCAAACTTAATCAAAAGTACGCTTGCCTTTGGTGCAAAGAAGATATTAACAACTGGAGAGAGAACAATGATTGAATTTTTACAATACCTTGATGAATCAAACTTAGCATACCTTATTATGCTGTTTTGCTTTTTAGTTATGGCGCGTTTGCACCTCAATGCGCTAACTGAAATTACACGTCTGCGTAAAATCATGAAGCAGGTGATGAGATGAGCGCAACACTGGCACTAACATTATCGTTTTTGACTGTTGATACTAATATCGACAAACGTGGCAAAACAACCACGCATGAGGTAATCGCGTACACAAGCGTTGCAATACCTTACGACACTATGCAAGCATGCAACAACGCAAAGGAAGAATATAACTTTGCAGTAGGCGCATATCAATTATTCAAACGCCCGACGCGCATTATTGGCGCAATTTGCAATGATAGTGCAACGGGGACAGTACAATGAGTTTATTAACAAAAGAACAACTAAAAGAAATGCAAAATTTTCATGATGACATTGGTGAATGTACTGAACCGCACGAGGAATGTTTTATAAAAAAATTGATTGAATGGAACGAAAAACAACCACCGCAGACGGCACGCGAAATGTATCAACGGGGGTATGCAGCGGCAGAGCGTGCTTTAAAACGTGAGCCTTTGAGTATAGATTGGACTGAAGCCCCAGAAAACACCGCAATAGCAAAAGTAGCTTTATTTTGGGTAACTGAAGATAATTTGATGCTTGGGCGAAAAGATTTGGTATCAATTGAAAAGCCTGTAAATGGGGCAGACAATGACTGAAACAACAATAAAAAAATATTGCGAACAGAATAGAATTAGCCGCAGCGGCATGGATTACCATATCCGCCGGTCAGGTGTATTCCCAATCGGCAGTAAACGATTCTCCGAAGCAGGCGCACCATCATTCTTGTGGCGCGTTACCGATTTAGATGAAATTAAAGCGCTAATTAAAGGAAAGAAAAAATGAAAGATGAACTTTTATACATAGCCATTGGCGCGTTTCTAATCGGCGTTGTTGCGTCAACGTTAACAATTTACGCAACACACAGACACTACCATGAAATCATTAAGACAAACATTGGCGAGTTTATGCTTCGTGACGGCAAAGTGTATGGCGTTTATGAAATGACGCGCGATGTGCAAGGCAATATGGTGTCAAAATGACTAAAGAAGAATTATACAAGCGCCTGACAATGGCGCAGAAAAACAAGAAGGAGCTGAAGAAAATTAAACTTCAACTCCTCAAAGAAATCGAGCAATTAAAGTTAATGCTACGCGCACTGGAGGAAGGGTAATGCAAATTGATGACATTGCAGCACTCATGTTCTATATCGGAATATTATTTTTAACAGGAATTTGGCTATGCCATTAGTAAAACCCGTATCACCAGTGACGCCTGCGCCAACAACGGTTGACTGTAAACATGACCATTGGCGCATATATAATAGCCTTGGTTACCGCGAGTGTGACCGCTGCAAAGAACGAAGACCCATTTTTAATGATATACGGCACCAAAGATGAACATTTCACAAATATTTATAGGGCTTAGCCCTTTTTTAAAAGACAGATTTACTAGCGAGGTGTTTACGCTTGGCTTAATTAACGAGCTTAACGAGCAACGGTTCCGCTCAAGATGCCGGCGCTTGGTACGTCAGCACAACGGCGAAACGCGCAAGCTATACAAAGCACTAAACAACTTGACGATGGACGACAGATTACGATTTTTTGACGTGGTAAGTGGAAATGAAAGATAAAGATTTAGAGATTATAAGAAGCGCGATACGATACAACAGTAACACCGGACACTTTTACAAAAGCGGCGCAAATACGCCTGCCGCGCTTAACTGGAAAAACAAAAATGCCACCATTAACGTCAAGAAAAGTGGTATGCACTCCTACTTTCTAGCGTGGAAAATTGCCGTGTTTTTAGCTTATGGATGGTATCCGAAGCATACTGACGCAGTAGAGTATTTAGACGGCAACCCGTGCAACTTAAGCATTAGTAACATCAAGGTTATTAAAGCAGGCGAAGATGAAATGACCATGATTGACTTTTGCGACGAAAACGATTTGCGCTACCCTAGCGTGTCAGCGCTCATGCGCGGAGAACCGTTTATTCGTCGAATAGAAAATGGATACTCTCGCGCGTATTTTCGTAAAAGTTTATTAGAACAGAACTGCGCTAAATTGCTTGCTAAAAGAACCCGCGATGAAGAAATTAGAGCTAAACCTAAACGTCCAATGGGCAGACGTCGCAATGAGCATTTTATGGAATTTCTAAGAACGCACTATTTAGTGCCTAAACGTTGGGAGATGACGCTATGTTAAGAGGTGACAGTGTACATGAAAGCGATAGCGTAAACGCGCCAGCACATTATCAAGGCGACAAGATGCAGTGCATCGACGCGATGGAAGCAATGCTTACGCAAGATGAATTTCGTGGGTATCTGCGCGGTAATGTTTTTAAGTATCAATGGCGCTTTAGAGAAAAAGGCGGTGTTGAAGATTTACGCAAAGCAAGATGGTATTTAGACAGACTAATCAAATTGGAGAATTTCTAATGTATGCGTTTAAAAGTGGCCCTGTTGACCAAGACCCAACCATTAAAGGCCTTCGTGGCGAAGATATGGAAAACTACATGAATTTGCTTAAGTGGCTAGATTCTGTGCCGTTTATCCCCCTAAAGGTTAGCGACATTGTGCTGCCTTGGCGGGATAGATGAAGCCAAAGCTCAAAACGATGAATGGGGTATGGATATGCTATACCCCCTGCTGCACCATTCCAATGATGGCAGACCACCCACAAACGGCGTATTTAAGATGGAAATTTATCAATGCTAAGACCCAATCAGATAGAAGCTGTTGCCTTTTTGAGCCAAATAGACAAGGGCATGATT